GACGGCAAGATCAAGCGTGCAGTACGCGACATCAACGAGGCCAATGCAGAGCTTGGCAATGTGATCGAGGCGCAAGGTGAATTTACCCAGGACATCTGCGACTTTATTGATTTAACACCCAAAGTCCTCGCTGAGCCTATGTTGACAGTAGAGGATTTCAGGGATGCGCCGCAGGAAGCAGAGAAATTCATGAGTAATGAAGATCAGCTGATGTTTCTGTATGGCGGCGGAGAAGATCCTAGAACTAAGAATGTGGCCGCTGGTTAATTCAAGTTAACCAGCAGCCTTTTGCAGCAGTAGTAACAATCATCACTAAATAGGAGTTTAACAGATGAAACAGCACTTTGTAGAAACCAGTAACCACCGGCTTTTTATCAATAGCGTCGCCGCTGTTGAAAATCGCGGCAGTCCAGAGGCGTGCATTTTACTGCTGACCGGCGAGCCTGGCACAGGTAAAAGCTGCACCGTGGACAACTGGGGCGCAGCGCGGGACGCGATTTATCTGGAAGGAATCCCCGGCATGTCGCTGTCATTTTTGCGTGACTATCTGGCCGACCAGACCGGCATTGTCGGACATGGCAAATTTGACCAATACAAAGGCATGGTGGAGTTTTTCCGCGCTAATCATCAGCCGATCATCCTAGACGAAGCGCAGCATGGCCTGCCAAATAAGGCTGAGTGTATTGAATATCTGCGCCGCATCGCTGAACAGGCTAATACTTTGCTGGTGTTGGTATGCCATACCAGTGAAAAGCACCGTTTTTCAGAACACCGTCTGGCGCATGTCGCCACCCGCGTGTCGGCTGCGCCTGAGCTGAAGCCTGCCACCGCATTGGACTGCGCAGCTTATCTCGCTGAGCTGTGTGACGTGAATACTGATCAGGGCATCGCGCAACAGGTATTTGAGCAGTCACGCGGTCGCTATCGCCTGATGAGCAATGCCTGCCGTACGCTGGAAGTGATCGGCATAAAGAAGGGGAAAACCGAGCTGGTTATCGGCGACATCAAGGGAATTAAGCTGTGTGAAGACGCGATGAAGAGCCTGAAACGGGAGACGAAATAATGTCTGTAAAAGGTCAAACCTGCCCCCGCACCGTCACACAGGGGCTGCGTCCGCGCGCCTGGTGGGTGATGCGCCGCCGCACCAGTTTCACCTTGCAAGAGCTGCTGGCCACACTGGCCAACGGCACAGAACGCGATGCAGTCGGGAATCTTAGACAGTATGTCCGCGCACTGGAAAAGGCTGGAATTATAAGGCGTGAAGCTGTCCGTAAGCCGGGTGTAGCGCTTACCAGTAATGGCATGCTGTGCTACCAGCTGGTCATCAATGCCGGCAGAAAAGCACCTGTCTGGCGCGTCAATGCAAAGACGGTCTATGACCCGAATACCGACACAGTTTACCCAATAGGAGTTAGTCATGAATGATGCTCACGCATTTGATCTTTGCCGTGCAGCAGTTGATGCCAATAGCGTGACAGCGGTTGCGCTGGAGGTTGGTTATTCGCGCACAGCGGTTTCATTGTACCTGTCCGGAAAGTATGGCGCAGGTGTTGAAGCGCTGGAAGCCGCTATTTTGGGGCGTTACGACATCTACCCATGTACTTATAACGGGCTGGAAGTCAGTGGCCCAAGCTGTCAGCGCCGTGCTACTGCACCGCGTCCCTTTGGTGGTCGTGCCAAGGAAGCGCACTGGCTGGCCTGTCAATCGTGTTCTCACAATAAATCGGGAGGTAAATCATGAGCAACTTGCATAAATTTGAGCTTCCAAAACCGCGCTGGGTTGGCGCATCCCATGAGGATATAGAGGCAACGAAACAGGCTTACCCGTGCATAAAATGGCTGATTGCAAATAATTTTGAGGTGAAATATACCAAAAAAGGAATAAATCGCCCCCGTGTATTTATCCGCACAAGCCCTTTATGCCAAGAGCTTAATGGCGCGGTGCATCGCTTTGAAAGGATGAATGGCGAGGAGAAACGTTACTGGTTTGCTATTCGCCTCGGCTGCGAGGTCCGCTGGAACGATGAGGTGAAATCATGAAAATCAATGCCAATACCACGCACGGCCGTGTGCTGATCGCGCTGCGCGCCGGTCGCATGGATGGTTCGCAGATCAGAGATCGGGTCGGCAGTGCACATTATGTTTTGACTGTGCTGGTTCAGGATGGCCTGGTTGAGTTCAGAAACGATGCTTACCAACTGACCGATGCCGGGCGTGAAGCCTGCCCGAATCGCCGTGATGCCGAATTGGATCCAAAGCACCAGAAAAGTCCTGCAAAGATATTGCAGCAAGGAGCCGCAGCATGAGCCAGGTTGACTTTGATATGGCGGTTAAATTTGCCCGCATTGCGACTCAGCTGGATGAGGAAAAGGACTGCCTCTGGTTGCCGAATGACATATTGGTTGATCTGGTCAGCGAGTTGCATAACTTTGCACAAGCGCTGGCCGGTGATCGTATGGGGGAAATTTACGACCAGGCTAATGAGGTGGCAGCATGAAACTGTCCTGTCCTGGATGCGGCGCTGTATTTTCTCTGGATGCCTTGATCGGCATGGAGGGGGCGCGAGACGCAGTAATGGCCGCGATGATCCTGCCAGCACCAATAGGCGCGCAAATTATGCGTTACATCGGCTTGTTCCGTCCGGCAAAGCGTAATTTGTCGTTTGATCGTGCGGCAAACCTGCTCAATGAGCTGTTACCGATGATTGAGGCGGCGAAGATTGAGCGTAATGGCCGTATCTGGTCAGCTCCTCAGGTCTACTGGAAGCAAGCTATTGAGGAGATGCTGAGCAAACGCGACACGCTCTCTCTGCCGCTGAAAACGCATGGCTATTTGCTGGCGATTATTGAAGGTTACAACCTGAAAGCTGAAAGCCGCAAAGAGCAGCAGCATGAAGACAAGCTGGCTGGCAGAACAACGGCGACGATGCCAGTCGCATATCAGCCTAATCAGGCTGTGCTGAACGATACCAGGGAGAAGCCACGCGGGGTTATGCCCGCATCATTTAAACAGGATTTACAACGACTCAATATACGTACTCATGAGCAATTACCGCAAGCGCTGCCGGACATCCCGCCAGCGTAGACACCTTGTTTTTTACTTCATCAACCAAAAAGGATACACAAATGGCAAAACCATCTACAACCCGTCTCAAAGCAAAGGCGCAAGTCTATGTTCCGCAAACCCGCGATGAAGCTGCCGCCGATATTCGCAAAATTGGAGACCTGCAACGCCAATTCTTGCGCGCTCAGACGGCAATGAACGACGAGATCGCCGTCATTACCTCCGCTTCTCAGCCGACACTGGATGAATTCAAGGCGCAGCTCACCACGTTGCAGGAGGCTGTTCAGGGTTACTGCGAAGCCAACCGGGCTGAATTGACTAATGATTACAAGGTGAAGACGGCAAACCTGATCACCGGAGAGGTGCAATGGCGGCAGCGCCCCCCGTCAGTTTCGGTACGCGGCGCAGAGAGCGTCATCGAAACCCTGATGCGGCTTGGTCTGAATATGTTTGTGCGCACCAAGGAGGAGATCAACAAGGAGGCAATCCTCAATGAGCCGGATGCCGTCAAGGGAGTGGCGGGAATCACCGTTGTGACCGGCGTTGAAGACTTTGTGATTACCCCGTTTGAACAGGCAGCTGCATAGATTTTTAACCGCCTCATTTGAGGTAAAAAAAGGAGAAGTACATGAATCAAAAAGAACTGATCGACGCAATATGCAAACAGCAGTCCAGCAGCCTGTCCAAGACTCATATCAAGGAAGCATTAGATGGGCTGGTCAAGGTAACTCAAGCCGAAATGCAGAAAGGCGAAGGCGCTGAAGTGACCCTGTCCGGCATCGGCAAGATTAGCGTCAAGCAAAGCCCTGCACGTATCGGACGCAACCCGGCCACGGGTGCAGAGGTACAAATCCCCGCCAAAAACAAGCCGCACTTCAGCGCGGCCAAGGCGTTGAAAGACGCGGCAATGAGTAACTAGCACAGGGCTTTGCCTCATGTCCCTGAAATTAACTTCGGGGACATCGGGAAAAGTTTTAATGTCAGGTTTTCTGCTTCACGGGTAAGAATTTCATTTTTGGCCTGTTAAAATAGCGCCTTACGAGTGGCATTTTAACGCAGCAAGGAGATAAATATGAGCGCCTACCCATCAAAAAAAGCCGATCTTGCCCGAAGAGAGATTCAGCTGATTCATGTCGCCCGTCAGAAGATTGGCATGGACGAAGATACTTATCGCGCCTTGCTGCATGATCGCTTTAGCGTCTCCAGCAGCAAGGATATGTACTGGAAACAGCGCCGTGAACTGCTCGATCACTTCAAGACGCTAGGTTTCAAATCAACCAGCTCGATAAAGGCAGGCAAGACTAACCGCCCTACCCCCGCTGCTGATAAAGCCCCGCAGGTTGCCAAAATCCGCGCCTTGCTGATCGCCTTGGACAACAAGCCTGACGCCTATGCAGACGGTATGGCACGTCACATGTTCAAGATTGACCGCTTCGAGTGGTGCACCGGCGCGCAGTTGGGCAAGATTATCGCCGCATTGAGCTATGCGCTGAATAAGGCTGATACGACCCATAAAACTTGTGGGCAGGCATCTGAATGAATGCTGCCTTATCTACCGGTAAACAGGGATATTCTGCGACCATTACGCCCGCCAGCATACTGGAGATCATTGAGGTAATCGGGGAAGGTGCAGCATTGAAACTGGTGAAGGAATTTGGCGGCACTACCGTGCGATTACCGGCAAAATGCAACCTGACCGAAGATAATCCTATCGCACGCTGCATAGGTCTGGATACGCTTACTGCACTGCTCAAGGTAATTGGTGGCGGGCGCTGGCTGCATATCGCCCAATGCTCGCGCGGACTATTGGCGCAACGCAATCAGGAAATCGTTAAACGCTACAGTGCCGGGGAGAAAGTGGATAACCTAGTCCGGCGCTTCCGTATCAGCGACCGGCATATCTGGAATATCCTCGGCAGTACGGCGATAGATGACAGGCAGCAATCATTTTTTTAACAGGAGAGAGTTATGAACGAAAACGTAAAAAACCGCCAGCGTCTACTACAGGCACTTTATGAAGCGCGTGAGGCTAAGCCAAAGCAGGGATGGTTATTCGAACACGAACTAAGTGGACTAGTTGCTAATCCCGCCTTTGCTTTGGAAATCCTCAAAGAGCTAGATTGCATCGAAGATGGCGGTGTCAAATACCGTATTACCGGTAAAGGAGTGGTATTTTATGAGGCTTTGTAAAAATATTAGTTTTTAATAATGATGATTCGCTTTTAAGCCCCGCTCTGCGGGGTTTTTCATTCAGAAACAGGAGTTTTAGCTCTGTCGTTTCGTGGGAAGACCCTTGCGGTCTTGCTTTGGCACTGAAGCCTTTCCATATCGCTTACCCCTTCGCGCGCGCGTATCTTGCGCGACATGAGCACACCTATAAAAATCTGCGGACGCTGCACCCAATGGACGCGGCTTGACGACGCCAGGCTTCCCGATCACGGCAGCTGCGCGCACCGTCCTGCCGGGCATTACTCGCACGGCAGGCAGGTTTGTTTATTCAGCCCTACCCGATTTACCCAGGAGAAGATATGAAACATGATTGCAGTCCAAATTTAGGCGCTTTTCTGGACATGATAGCGGTGAGTGAGATCGG